TCTCGTGAGACAATCTCACCTTGAGAAGCCATGGATTGACGCCTGGGCTCTTGGTCATAAGCCGATTGATGACGGAGTGATCGAACGGCATTTTAAGGCAAAATTCTGCTTCGGAAATATTTCTTATCCAGAAGTTGTCTTCGATGCTGGAATATTCGAGCTGGATCGTATTCCGGTTCGGAAGTTTAATTCAATTGAAGAAATGGCTAACGCCTTCGCCAGATGATGCGCTCAAAATTGTGCGACTACTGCAGTAAGCACAAATTGAACCTTCAAGTCTTGGACGACACTGGCCTGCCTATGTCTTGCTCGAAATCAAAACGGCTGTGCGACAAGTTCGAGATGAGATTTGTTGAGTTGTTTTTGCATGACAACGCAACAAAACAAACCACCGTTAGCTTTAAAGAATTGGTCCTCTCGACTGAGCGCATGACAGATAATGGGCGCAATGTTCAGGCAAAGCTCCGAAGCTTGAATTACATTGTGCCCTTAACCTTTGCTGAGTTTGTCGAAAGCCTCAAGGCTATTCATAGAGAGCTGTTCACAGGCTTAGGGTTGGCCGATGCTGGGGAGTTCCGTGAGAGCGAGGTCTGGGTTGATAAAAACGCAAATATCTTTGAGGGTTCTAAGTTTAGTGAAATTAACCGTCACCTAGAGCTGGCTTGGGATAGATACTTCGTGAGGTTTTGCCAAAAGGTTGCCGGCGGTGAAGGTGGGCTATAAGACAACGGGTAAGCTCAGCGTGCTTAAGTCCGACTCCGTTATAGGGGTGCTCGTGATGCACGACATATTCCATACCTTTGTCCGCACCTCCATCGTGGTCAACGTCGAGCCAATCGAGAACGGAGTGCTGGCACACACGCTGAACTCGACTTACCGGATCACTAAGGGCGAGCAGTGAGCGACGAACTACGCGCCGATCTTTTATGGGATCTCCGCAGACCAATGGCGGCCAGCGCCCCGTGGAAGCCAACACACTATAAGGTCGGGTGCTGCGGCGACGTGATCCATTCAGGGTCTCCGGGGCAGTATCAGGCATGCCGGTGCGGCAAGAGCTTCGTGGATCAGACGCGGGAATATGTCCGGTGCGGTGGTCCCAAAGATTTCGAGATAGTTGACCAACTCCAAGACGCGCTGGACAATAATTAAGCCAGTTCATCACTGGCTCCTTCCGCCCCTGGGAATTCTCCATGGATGGGGAACCTGGGGGCATCTTGACATAAAAGCTCAGCGGCGCGAGCCTTAACGCAGGATAAGAGAATTCTTTCCGTGCGAAGGCACAAGGTGCGTCATGAAAATAAACTGCTCACATGCGGAAGTTCTTCCGCTGCACAAGATCATTCCCAATCCTAAGAACCCAAACAAGCACCCGCCCGAACAGATTGAGCGATTGGCAAAGCTGATTGATTATCAGGGCCAGCGTCACCCTATCATTGTTTCGCGTCGCAGCGGGTTCGTCGTCGTTGGCCACGGAAGGCTCGAGGCTATTAGGAAACTAGGCTGGGAGAGTGCGGCCGTAGACTTCCAGGACTTCGCGGACGAGGCGCAGGAATATGCATTTGTCACCAGCGACAACGCCATTGCTGAATGGGCAGAGCTGGATCTAGCCGCCATCAATACGGAGATGCTGGATCTAGGCCCGGACTTCGATATCGATCTGTTAGGCATTAGAGACTTTTTGATAGAGCCATCCGACGGTGAGCTGCCGGACCTATCGGACAAAGACCCGGACTGCCAGTCAGTAAGCTTTGTGCTCTCAAACGAGCAACGCGACACGCTAGACGCGGCTCTTGCTAAGGCCAAAGCCCAGGAAGAGTGCTCTGACGGGATTAATCAAAACGCTAACGGAAACACGCTTGCCGCAATCATGAGACGCTATGTTTACGGCTAAGGACATAGAGGTTCGCGTCATAGACGCAGAATCTTCCCGCAAAATTGTTTCTAGGTACCACTACTCCGGGAAGTGCACACAAAACTCCCAACTACACTTCGGGGTCTTCCTTGATTCAAGGCTAGAGGGTGCATTGCAGTTTGGTCCATCCATCGACAAGCGTAGAATGGCTCAAAACCTGGGAGTAGGGTTTAACGAGACACTCGAGCTCAATAGAATGGCTCTAAGTGACAGGTGCCCAAAGAATAGCGAGAGCCGCGCCCTTGGAGTCTGTCTTCGTATAATAAAAAAAAGATATCCCCACATCAGAGTGGTGGTCTCGTTTGCTGATGCCTGCCAGTGCGGAGACGGAACCATATATCGAGCCGCAGGATTCAGGCTGCACTCAATTAAAAAAAACACTGAGCTTTTAAGAATGCCAGACGGTGGTGTCGTGGCGAAGAAGAGTTTAAATAACCATATTAGCCGAGACGGTCGACGCATGTCGGCACTAGCCGTTGAGAATGGAGCAAGGCCATTGCATGGCTATCAAGTGAAGTACCTTTATTTTTTTGATAAAGAGCTAGAGCGCTGCTTTAAACTTGTTAAGTTTGACAGCATCCCTGATGGGGTGAAAATGTATAAGGGCATTAGGCGCGTTGAGCATGAGGATAATGCGTCCACCTTCCGGGTGGAAGAAGGCGGTTTAACTCCGACCAGCGCGCTCCATTCTGCCGGCCTTGGAATTAGCGCAGGCAAGCAATTCAATGATGAAGCTCCCGGCTTTGGGGCGATTTCGGTCGTCGATGAATAGCCGGTTAACGCGCATCTCAAAATCATGGATATCTAGAGAGTCGTTTTGCTCGATAAATGCCGTACAGAACGCAAGGTCGGAAGCCTTTAGCCGCTTGTGGACGCGCTTATACCAAGCATCGGTAGCGAACGAATTAAACGCCTCCAGTCTTGTCATGCCGCAAGTATATCACAGTATTGGGTTAACGTATAAGATACCGGAATCATTAACAAGGTTGACCTATGGCCATGGGTAGACCACGCAAGGAATTCAATTGGGAAGAATTTGACAAGCTCTGCGGCATCCACGCAACGCAGCGCGAGGTAGCCGACTGGTTCGAGATGTCCGAGGACACGGTAGATCGCAGAATTAAAGAGCAATTTGGGATGACATTTGCGGACTATGTGAAGCAAAGGCAGGCACCAGGTAAAATATCGCTACGCAGAAAGCAGTATGAGATGGCGATGAGCGGGAACGTGACCATGCTTATCTGGCTTGGAAAGCAGTACCTCGGACAGGCGGACAAGCAAGAGCAGGCGGTCACGCACACGGGGATCACGCTCAACGTAACCACCGATGAGGCGAAGCTCTGAGTGATTTTAAGAACACCGTTAAGCAAGATCAGCTTATGGCGATGCTTGCCGGTGACGCTCGCTACCTCATGGCCTACGGCGGCTCGAGAAGCGGGAAGACCTTCGGGCTATGCAAGGCGCTTCTGATCCGCGCATCCAAAACCAAGTCACGTCACGCCATTCTCAGGCTTAAGTTCAATCACGCCAAAACATCTATCTGGATGGACACGCTCCCCAAGGTGGCGTCGCTCTGTTTCCCTGGGCTAGTCACGCACGACAACTGGAACAAGACTGACTACTGCCTCAATCTGTCGAACGGCTCAGAGATTTGGGTTGGCGGGCTGGACGATGCTCAGCGCGTAGAAAAGATCTTGGGCAAGGAATACTCCACTCTCTATTTTAACGAATGCTCGCAGATCCCATACAGGTCCATCAATGTGGCGCTGACTCGTCTCGCTGAAAAGAATGACCTCGTGAAGCGCGCCTACTTCGACATGAACCCGCCCACGAAAAGGCACTGGTCCTACAATCTATGGATTCGAGGCATCTCACCCGATGACGAAACGCAGCCGGTTGACCGTAGTGAGTACGCATCTATCCTCATGAACCCCTCGGACAATATCGAAAACATCGATGGGGACTACATCGTAAAGATTCTTGACCGGCTCCCCGAAAAGGAGCGCGCGCGATTTAAGGATGGGGTGTTTGCCGATGCCGATGATGGCCAGGCGTACTATGCCTTTGATCGAGACACGCATCTAGTCCCGTGCGACAAGAAACACTCGGTTGGAACCCTCTGCGTGGGCATGGACTTCAACGTGAACCCGATGACCGCCGTAGTTGGGTACGTGCAGGATAAGATCTTTCGGGTTATCGACGAGATCTACCTGCCCAACTCCGACACACCAAAGATGGTGGCAGAGCTTATCAAGCGGGGATATCGCGGTGCGACGGTGTTCCCGGATAGCACGGGGAAAAACCGCAAGACTTCCGGTCGGTCCGACTTTGACACACTAAGAGAGTCAGGCTTCACCATCCAGGCTACCCGTAACCCACTCGTCAGGGACCGCGTCACCAATACGAATAGGCTTCTGACCGATGGCCGTATAGAGATCGACCCCAAGTGCCGCTATCTAATCAACGATCTCGAGAAGGTCGCGTGGGTGGACAATGAACTAGATAAGAAGTCGGACCCGTCACTGACCCACGTTTCGGACGCTCTGGGCTACTGGCTTTGGTCAATTGAGCAATACGCAAAGCCTGGCGCGATTGTCATTGGGTGATGCGTTCCGTACCATCTCACTTAAAGGCGGACCATGGACTACAAGCTGACACCAGACTTTATCCTTAAGACTATTGGAGAGATCGAAGGGAAGGAGAACATCGACCGCAAGCGTCGCGCCTGGATCTCTTCACAGGTTCGTGAGGGCGCAGTCTATGACTACGTCCAGGCACGACTCAAGCAGATGTATCCCAAGAGTTGGCCCATGTATTCGGTCAGCGAGTATAGCCTGCTGGCGAAGATCGTCCGAAAGAAGGCAATGGCATACAAGCAGCCACCAGTGCGCCGCGTCGAAGATGAAGCAGCGCAAGAGGCGTATGAGCAGATCGCCAAAGGCATGAAGCTTAACAAGGCTATGAAGTCCTTTGACTTCGTCTATAATGAGCACAAATACGCAATGATGGCTGTGCTCATGGAGACCGTCGACAGTGCCCCGAAGTGGCGCACGTTCGCGCTCGCTCCCTATGAGTACGATTGCATTTTTGATGGTGCCGGCGAAATTAAGGTAGTCATTTTGTCCTACCCACCAGCCACGGTTACCCGCCTCAGTGACGGCATTGATCAGGCAATTGCAGAGCCGAACTCGGGCGATATGCGCTCGAGAAGCTATGAGTTCTGGACCGGCGAGGAGTATGTTCGTGCAAGCGTTGAGGGGCCTATGGGTCGCCCCAATCCCGGCAAGCTATCTATCGAACCTATGGGCGCCAACGGTGCTAACCCCTATGGTGTTCTGCCATTCGTCTACGCACCATATACCTATGACGTGGACTACCCCGTGCGCTCACCGCTGCCCAGTCAGACGGTAGAGCTGAACGCATTGATGAGCGTCTATCTCACTAGCGCAAATATGCAGGTTGGTGTGTTTTGTCTCAAGTACCCTGCCGGGCAGGAAGTAAAGCCGATCAGTGGATCCATGTATACTGTTCTACAGCTCCCTCAGTCGACCAACCCGGACGATCCATCCACGGATGCCGAGTTCATCTCCCCCACGCCCAACCTTCCCGGGCACCGTGAGGCCATCACCACATACGCGGGGATGATCCTGGACGAAGCAGGGATCGGATCTCAGGGGCTCACTGGCGACATGGCGCGGTTCACATCTGGGCTTGATCGCCTGATCTCCATGGCCGACGTTCAAGAGATTATAGAGGACAACCAAGAGACTTACCGCGAAGTGGAGCAGGACATCTTCCGCATTGTTTCACAGCAGCTTTTAGCGATTAACAACTCTGTTCTCGTGGGCCAGCAGCTTGGCGTCACCTACATTAAGCCGAAGGTCATGGTCAGTGACTCCGAGATTCTCGATAACATGGCAAAGATGAAGGCCCTGGGGATCTTCTCTGACTACGAAATCCTACAAGTGTTCGACCCTAACCTTTCCGAGGATGAGGCGAAGCTTAAGTTGTCCATGATCATGCAAGAGCGTGGTCGCATGGTTGATGCAATGGAGGGCGAAGATGTCGGAGATGAGCCAGAGTCAGGTGACATGGACGCTGACGATTGATGAACTATCCGGAATTCCCGGAGAGTTAAAGCGCGCCGTTTTAAATGAGGTAGGCGAGTATCTTGTCACGTCCGTCTTGGACTACGTGGCAGAGTCACGCTCACCCGTGTCTGGTGGCAAGTTCAAGGCAAAGCTATCCGACGACTATGCCAAGCGCGAGGGCAAGGATACGGCGAACCTAGACCTAACAGGCTCCATGCTTGATTCTCTGACTTATCGCATTAGGGGCAACTCGGTTGAGATAGGAATCTTTGATTCAGACGAGGCGCCCAAAGCATACAACCACAACGTGGGCGACACACTACCGCAGAGGCAGTTCATCCCTATGGAGGATCAGAAGTTTAAAAGCGAGATCATGGCCGGCATAGATGAAGTCATTGAGGAGATCCTGAGTGGCGGGGTTTAAGAAGGCTTTCACAAACATTGGAAAAGATCTATCCAAGCGCGTAGAGCGTGGCCTTAAGCAGTCATATTGGAGCGAGCTTTATAAGAGCGGACTTGTCGACACAATCGTGGGCTTCATCCGCAAGGGCGTCTCGGTAGTCCAGGGCGAGGGTCGCTTTAAGGAATACTCGGACGGCTACATCAAGGCGATTAAGGACAAGCGTTACCCAGGGAAGAAGAGAAGTCCGGTCAACCTCACGCAGTCGGGCGACATGCTGAACAGTTTAAAGTTTCAGAAGTCAGACGGCATTTTGAAGTTCACATCCCCGTTGGCGCAGTATCACAACGACGGTGAAGGCAATCTCCCCGAGCGCAGACTATTGCCAAACAGGGACGGCGAAAGGTTCAATCCAAGGGTGAGGAAAATTCTCAGGGATTCTCTTGCTGCTGCTGTTAAAAAGCAGGCGAGGTCGCTGGGCAATATCGGAAGCATCAGGTTTAAATTTAAATAGACGGATCATTTTCGGTGCGTCAATAATTAGGGGGCAGTATGTCGGCAGGCGAAGGCCAGCAAGCTCAAGGCGAAGGCCAAGAGGTTAGCGGTGAGGTGAATTCCCAAGCGGAACTCGAAAAGCTCAAGGCGACTAATAACCGCCTGCTCGCAGAGTCCCAGGAGTGGAAGGCGCGCTTCAAGGACGAGATGGCGGCTAAAGAACGCGCCACCAAAGAGCAGCTTGAGAAGGATGGGAACCTGAAGGGGCTTGCCGAGCAACTCCAGAAGGAAAACCAGAAACTTAAGGAAGAGTTAGGTTCAACTCGCTCAAAGGTTCTCAAGGCAAATATTCGCAGCAAAGTTGCGCGTTTTGCCGGTGAGGTTCACGACCTGGAAGACGTGCTCAATCAACCGCAATTCAAAGACGTGTTGCAGACAGGTATTGATCAGGAAAACCTCGAGCTCAACGACGACGCAGCTAAAAACTACGTTGCGGAAGTTCTCAAGGCGAAGCCATGGCTGCGTAAAGCTCCAGGGCCCATGAACGTCAATACCAACAAGCCAGCATCCAGCACCTCGAGTGGAGCAAGCTTCAGTGAAATGTCACTTGAGGAGTTAAAGAAGTACGCAATCCAGAATTTTAAAAACTAGTAAGGAGATACAATGCCCGACGCAATTACCGGTAATACTCAGATCGTAGCGACCAAGCAAGACTTGATCGCGGCGGTCGTTCAGAAGGAACTCAAGCACCGCGCCATCCTGGCACCATTCTTCATGGACCTGTCCAGCCTAGCCGTTAAAGGTGCCAAGACTGTTTCAGTTCCCAAGATGACTAGCTTCACCGCCATTGACCGCGCCTCTGGCGTAGCTGGCGACTCGACCGTTTTGACTGCCGCCGTGGACCAAATGGCCCTCGAGTGGAATGCATATGTCGCCTGGCTCATCGACGAGTCTGACGCTGTG